GCTACATTTTCTCCGTAAATCAAGGTCGCAGTAAGAGCGTCATGTCCTATTGCTACATTGGAGTGACCTTCGGTAATCCCACCACCCGCATTATACCCAAGTGCTACATTTTGGTCGCCGGAGGTCAAAGCATCGAGGGTGTAGTTTCCAATGGCGAGGTTCTTCTCACCACCATTAACAGCACCACCGAGGGCATCATATCCAATTGCTATGTTGTCGCTATCGTTAGAAGCACCATCCATCGCTTGATAACCAATAGCGATGTTTCTTGCACCTGTTCCAACATTATACCCTGCATCTTTTCCAATGGCTATATTCCCTGAACCCGAAGTTATGCCATATCCCGCAGAAGAACCTATACCAACAGTATAATCTGCTGTTGTGTTGCTTAATGCAGTTCTTCCTATTGCCACCGCCTTTTCAGCGTCGAAAGCATTGTTGTTCCATTGACTTCCAATTACCACAGTATATCCTTTGCCGTTAGATAGAGCATGAGCCGCATAAGCACCAATAGCCACGCTACCGTGATTGTTGTTAGCCAATAGAGCGTCTTTTCCAATAGCGGTATTATCACCACCACCCGTTAATCCGCTTAATGCTTGGTGGCCCAATGCTGTGTTTCTATCACCTGAAGTTATTGCATCCATAGCGGCTATTCCTACTCCTGTATTGTGATCCGCCGAACTTAGAGTCCCATGCGTTTGATGGCCTATGAGTAATGAACCGGAGAAATCCGTTCCTTCCGATTTAGCATCTGATAATCCATCTAATGCAGAAGCACCACCACTACTCGCCGCCGCCCAAGTCAGACCACCCGTGTTGCCGGATTGAGCCGTCAGGACATACCCGTTGGTTGGAGAATTAGAAACTTGCAGTTTGGCCTCATTGATGGCCTGATCTGCTATGTATGCTTGCGCTATGGCCGTTCCCTGCCATACTCCCGTGCCTATCGTCCCAATGCTCGTTATCTGCGTCTGTGCGGCATCGACATTGAAGGTGGTGCTTGAGAGTGTAAGCCCCGTCCCTCCTGAATAGGTCGTGTTCGTGTCGGATGTTTGAGCAACCCATGATAACTGAGCATTCCCGTCAGTTTTCAGGACATAGTTCGCTGTTCCATCTGCTTGAGGCCACTTCAACCCATCAAGGATTACATCTCCTGACCCATTGGGTGTGATGCTTATGGGTTGGTTCGCGCCTTGTTGAATGAGAATACTGCCTGAATTGGAATTGCTATTCGTGGATAGATGGAGATTGTGCGCCCCATTGGAAGTGATAGCGAGGGTATCATTGGAAGCACCCATGACGACATAACCCGACGATAACGGGCCGTATGTCTTATTCGTGAGAGTCTGCGTGGCTGTTGTCGTCACATCACCCGTAGCGGCAATCGTCACCGCGCCTCCGCTTTCTGTGATAGTCACATTGGATCCGGCTGTGAAAGCCAGTGTTTCGCTTGTTGATAGGGTGTTGCCTCCTGCCGTGACAGTTCGCCATGTATTGTCATTAGCAGTCATGTCATCAACTACGAGATCAATCGTCCCGTCGCCATCTTGGTATGTGACTGCTACTCGTGTTTCTGTATTGCTACTGAACATTGCACCTACGATATCCTGAACAGCCTCGGTGGATAATTGGGTGTTCGTATCTGCCGAAGCAATCGTGACAGCCCCGCCGCTTTCAGTAATGGTCACGTTGGAACCCGCAGTAAAGGCAAGGGTTTCACTGGTGGATAGAGTATTACCACCTGCCGTGACTGTTCGCCATGTATTGTCATTCGCGGTCATATCATCGACAACAAGATCAATCGTCCCGTCGCCATCTTCGTAGGTAGCGGAAATGCGCGTTTCTGTATTGCTGCTAAACATTGCACCTACTATGTCCTGAACTTGCTCGGTTGAGAGTTGAGTATCAGACAGCGATACAGTTCCACTTGCATTAGGTAGCGTAATCGTTCTATCTGCTGTTGGATCTGTGATAGTCAATGTTGTTTCATAAGCATCGGCAGTAGCCCCCTCAAAGACGAAGGCATTTTGCACATTCACTTCGGTTTGATTCACACTGGTTGTTGTTCCATCCACATAGAAATTACCACGAACTCTTACAGTAGTATCATCCCCCGAATCTCCAATGTAAAGTGTGTCATCGCCTGTGAGTGAAGCGAGGGCTGCGCTAACATTGGCCTTATCTGTGATATCAGCATCCGATTCGACACCGAGAAGTTTGCTCCTAAGAGTGCTTGTAAAGTTGTATTCAGTAAGCCCACCATCTCCTACTGAATATGTGGTATTTGTATCAGTTGAAGCGATTGTGACTGCACCTCCGCTCTCGGTAATAGACACATTCGACCCGGCAGTAAAGGCGAGGGTTTCGCTGGTGGAGAGAGTGTTGCCCCCTGCTGTGACTGTCCTCCATGTGTTAGTGTCGGTATCTGTCGAAGCAATCGTGACCGCACCCCCACTCTCAGTAATAGTCACATTTGACCCGGCGGTGAAGGCGAGGGTTTCACTTGTGGAGAGAGTATTGCCGCCCGCTGTGACTGTTCTCCAAGTGTTGTCATTCGCCGTCATGTCATCGACAACAACATCAATGGTTCCATCTCCGTCTTGATATGTGACGGCAACTCGTGTTTCAGTATTCGATGAGAACATAGCCCCTACTATGTCTTGAACCGCCTCTGTCGTGAGGGGTGCGCCATCAAGAGTCGTGACTACATCTATCGTTCCGTCGCCGTCTTGATATGTGACTGTCGTATTAGTTTCCGTATTGCTACTGAACATGGCCCCAACCAAATCTTGGACATATTCATCCGTGAGTTGAGTGTTCGTATCTGCCGATGCAAAGGTGATGGTATCTGAACCAGCAGTAGTAGTGATGGTGACATTTGAGCCACCTGCGAGCGTTAGAGTGTCTGTTGCCCCATCCGCTACTACATCGTCCTGACCGCTCACTGAGATAGTCTTGAATGCCTCTCCCGCGCCACCCGATGCTGTGGTGTCTATCGAATCTTGAAGGTCATCTAATGTCATGTATTTCCATGAACCCGCATCTTCATCCCAAAGCAGGATCTTGTCATCGGTGGCGTCAGTCGATTCAGTCAGTTGAGAAAGATTCGCAGGGTCATCTAATGAGAGGGTGACTGAGCCGCTGGCCCCCCCACCACTCAACCCCGCCCCGGCCGTGACTCCAGTAATGTCGCCTGTATTCGATGTCCATCCCGCGTCGTTGCTGAAAATCGAGAGGGGGATAGTGTCTATCTGGGTTTTACGGGTTGCAGCATCATCAATTACAACTAAATCATCAGTGCCTACAAGAGTGCCTGATGCAGAAAGTTCCGCGAAATCGAGAGTAATACTCGGTGTTGATGTGCCATTTGAGATATCGAGGCCACCTCCTACGGTGACTTCCGTGACTGTGCCTCCTGATGCAGTGTCTATCTCATCCTGCAAATCATCAATAGTGATGTATTTCCATGAAGAAGCACTTTCATCCCAAATTGGCAATCTATCAGCAGGATCCGCAGTCGATTCATCAATTGTTGTGCCAGTAGCCGGATCTGCAAGTGTGAATGTAGTGCCAGATAGAGTCAGGCCATTTCCTGCGCTATATGTGGTATTGGTATCTGTGGAAGCAATAGTCACAGACCCGTTCTGTTCGGTAATGGATACATTAGAGCCAGCATTAAAAGTCAAAGCCTCACTATCGGTTAGACTCGCATTACCCGCTACCGTGACAGTTCGCCATGTGTTGCTGGTCTGCGCCGCCCACGAAAGCGCACCTGATCCATTGGTTTGGAGGACATAGTTTGCCGTTCCATCGGCATTGGGCCATGATAAACCATCAAGAATTATCTTACCTGTTCCGTGAGGTGTTATGGCGATATTGTTATTCGACCCCTCAAAAATCTCTATTTTTCCAGTATTCGTTCCCTTATTGGTGTCTAACAGTAAATTATTGTCATTGTAGGTCGTGACCCAACCGGGAAAATTATTTCCACCCGTAGTATGCCCAAGAGCAATACCGCGTGGGTCGCCGCTTGAACTGCCACCGAAGGCAAGATGCATATAGGAAGTGGTATTCAATGCCCCGCCTGTATTGACGACAACACCTTGATCGGAACCCGGCAAAACGACAAGATCTATTGTTCCGTCGCTGTCTTGATAAGTTGCGGTAATACTCGTTTCTGTATTGCTTGAGAACATTGCACCTACAATATCTTGGATGGCTTCAGTGGAAAGAGGCCCGCCATCTAAGGTTGTGACTACATCAATAGTCCCGTCGCTATCATCATAGGTGACGGCGGTGTTGGTTTCCGTATTTCCAGAGAACATTGCGCCTACAATATCCTGCACCTGTTCTGTTGAAAGTTGGGTGTTCGCAGTCATGTCATCGACAACGAGGTCAATAGTCCCGTCACCATCTTCGTATGTTGCTGAAATCCGCGTTTCTGTATTGGAAGCAAACATAGCACCTACAATATCCTGCACCTGTTCTGTTGAAAGTTGAGTATCTGATAGAGAAATCGTGCCGCTTGCATTAGGCAATGTAATCGTTCTATCTGCGGTTGGATCGGTAATAGTCAGAGTAGTCTCATAATTATCAGAGGTTGCTCCCTCAAACACGAATGCGTTTTGCACATTCACTTCTGTTTGATTCACGCTTGTGGTCGTTCCATCCACATAGAAATTACCTCGGACTCTAATTGTCGCATCATTTCCTGCATCGCCGATGTATAGGGTATCAGTCCCATCAAGAGATGCCAATGCAGAACCGACATTCGCTTTATCTGTCACATCCGCCGACACTTCTATGCCGTCCAGTTTCGTTTTCAGAGTATTCGTGAAATTGTTTTGAGTGAGGCCGCCATCGCCCACTGAATAAGTGGTATCTGGATTTGTTATTGTCATAATCCACGGGTCGCCAGTAGTGCCGGAACCCGACCAATTCGTCCCCGCGGCCCCAGTGGCAGATGCGAACTTGAGATATTTGTTATGGGCGACAGTCTTGGAGTCATCATCATCATCTCGTATCACAAAAGTAGTCAGTTGATTTGTATTCGCAGTCATGTCATCGACAACGAGGTCAATGGTTCCATCTCCGTCCTCATATGTCGCAGAAACCCTCGTTTCTGTATTGGATGAGAACATTGCTCCGACAATATCCTGCACCTGTTCAGTTGAGAGTTGGGTGTTCGTAGTCATGTCATCGACAACGAGATCTATTGTGCCATCGCCATCCTCATATGTCGCAGAAATGCGCGTTTCTGTATTGGATGAGAACATTGCTCCAACAATGTCTTGGACTTGTTCTGTTGAAAGTTGAGTGTTTGTATCTGTTGATGCGAGGGTTATCGAGCCATCTGCATTAGTTATCGAAATGTTGCTACCTGCTGTCAAGGGTGTGTTTTCAAAAATAGAATTGGTATTGTCATAGACGAGGACATGACCTGCCGCTGGATTACTTATCGTCACATCAGTCAGTGCATTCAAAGTAGTGCTGACATCTAATGCATCGCCGAGATTATCTATCGTCATGTGTTTCCATACGGATGCAGATTCATCCCATAGGAGTATCTTGTCGGATGGATTATCATCCGATTCAGTCAATTCATCCAGATTCGCGGGATCCGATACGCTGAATGTTGTGCCGGATAAAGTGAGGCCCGTGCCAGCCGAATAGGTTGTATTGGTATCCGTAGCCGCGATTGTCGTGCCAGTTATGGTTAAATTGCTACCGATATCCAAGAATGCTGTTGCCCCTGCCGAGTCATCCCAGAACAAGATACGGTCATCATTGGGGTCAGATAGGGATTCAATGCCCAAATGACTCAGATTTAGCGTAAGCGCACCAGAATTGCCTCCCCCACTGAGGCCAGCCCCGGCGGTGACTCCAGTGATATCACCTACTTGAGTAGTGTAGCCATATGACTCAATCTTATCTGCTATCGCCTTAGCAGTCATCAACTGAGTATCCGAATCGACAAAGGACTCTGACGAGAGGAGAATAGCACCTGCGGCCAATTCTGCGATTGTGAGGCCGCCGACATTGAATGTGAGAGTTTCATTACCACTTTGATTCGTGGTAAAATCACCACCACCACTCAACCCCGTCCCTGCGGTTAGGGTAATTGTAGCGTCATTGGCCGCGAGGGTCGAGGTATCTATGGAATCCTGTAAATCATCAACTGTCATGTATTTCCAAGAGGATGCTGATTCGTCCCAAAGGAGTATCTTGTCGTCCGTAGCATCCGAACTCTCTGTTAATTGACTTAGATTTGCTGGATCTGCAAGGCCGATAGTGTCTCCAGAAAGTGTGATTGGAGCCGATACAGCAAGATTTGTATCATCCGAGATGTCGATTACGCCACGAGTTATCTCCTGCCCGCTAATAGTGAGATAGTCTCTGCTTCCTGCTAATGTGACATTAGTTGAGTTATCAGTTCCCGCGACATCAACGGCTATGTTTGTGCGAGCATTGGCCTTCTGGGTGTTCGTCAGGGATTGACCGTTGGTATCCACCCGGACTCTAAGGCCCAATGCGGTGGAAATCGTAGTCGAAAAGTTGGCATCGTCATTTAGCGAAGCGGCTAATTCGTTCAAGGTATTCAATGCCGCCGGGGCAGAATCGACTAATCCCGCGACTTCTGCATCCACATACGCCTTGATTGATTGCTGAGATGCCGCGTGTGTTGCAGAATTGGAGGCCATGTTATCTTCGTCTTTGAGATCGAGAGTGACTGTGAGGTCGCCACTTGACCCCCCTCCAGTCAGCCCAGACCCGGCCGTGACGGCCGTAATATCACCTACTGCCGTGGTATAGCCATAGGACAGTATCTTGTCCTGTATTGCCGCCGAGGTCATCAGGGTAGTGTCGTTGTCTGCAAACGCCTCAGAACTTATCTGAAGGCTACCTGCGGCTAATTCTGATACGGTGAGGCCACTGACATTCAATGTGACATCGCCTGTCACCCCACCACCACTCAACCCCGTCCCGGCTGTGACGGCAGTTATGTCGCCAGCCACTGCCGAAGTAGTCCATGATGAACCATCGCCAATGATGACATAGCCGTTGGTCGGTGTGAGGTTCGCTATCTCTGTCAGACCTGTATCATATGTTTGATAGGTAGTGCTTGCCGAAACGACACCAGTAAATGGATTTACTACTGTATCGTCAGTCCCTGCAACCAAAGCAAAAGTCACTACTTCTGCTTGAATTGTATATCTGAACAGTTTTTTTGACCGATCTGAGAGATCAGTCCTTGTCTTGAATATCAAACGGTCAAAATTAACCCCGTCGCCCTTTCTGAATGCGTGGAGAATCCTACGAACCTCGGTTCTAAGTTCCGATAATCGTTCCCTGCTCTTGACCGTCCTCACATCGAGAGTGATATTGACGTGTCTATTCACATAATCATAGAGCAACTCAGGTTGCGCTTCATTGTGAGCAGTCTCAAAGATACGAATAACATCGTTATCCAACATCCTAACGCGCTTGGCGTCGCCTCTGTCAAGAACAGCGATATCCTCAATAGACGGTTTCGGCGGCTTAGTCCAATTAGATTCAATCAGATCACGCACCGCAGATATCGCATCAGCCATTCTGAATCACCTCGTCCAACTCTCTCCGTCTTTGTTCTAAAGCCATTCGGTAAGGATTCTGTTTCATCTGAATCTCAACCAATCTATTGATGTCCTCGTCCGACATCTCAATTCCCGCTGGTAGCGGCCCCTCTCTCTCCCTCTGTTCTATGACTTTAGCCATAGCCGGTTCTTTGAGGATAAGGTCATCTATTGCTTTGGAGAGGGCGTCTAATGCCTTTCCTCTCCGTTTTACCATCTTACTGTAATCATCCACAGTTCAACCACCCATACCTGCTACGATAATGCTCTCTTGATACGGGACGAGAATCCGCTTGACTTCTTCTTCTAACTTCTGTATTTTGGCATTCAGATCGACGTTTTGTGTCCCTTCGGGGAATAAAGCAGAGTAATCATCGGTCATCATTACATCTATCGCCACTAATTTGGTGCAAGCATCCTCTATGGCCTTATCGAGATACCGCTCCCCATAGATGTAGGAAATCTTGAGGCTGTGATTCTCAAAGAATGGATACTGGTTGTTGAACAGAATTGCTCCTTCATCCTCCATCGACCACCAATCCTTCTGCCTTTGCTCATCGACTGAATCGCTCAGGAGTTTGATCTGCTTCAATACTGTGACATTAGTAAGGTTGGATTGGAATGATGAAGTCAAATCATCGGCTATGGTGATAGTATCTCCACTTCTCGTGCAACGAGCAACATGAAGCGCACCATTGGAGCCGTCGAAATAATACAAACCATTTCCTTCCACGAAAACCGAACCGTCATCGACAGCAAAGGAAGAACCCGTGGTTTGGACATTCGCACTGACATCCGTGCCTAACGATGCAACAAAGCAGTTCGATGTAGTGAAAGCAATGGTGGTCTGCTCGCCTTCATCGGTTGAGCGCATACTGCTGATATGAATCTGGCCATCGCCCTCGTCACTGTTAGCCGTAGCCAAAAACTCGTGACTGACATTCAATGCTTTGCCATTTTCAGTCATTGACCCCACTTGCACGGCCACTTTTCCTGATTCTGTGTCCTGATTGATGAGATTCGCTATTTCCGTTGCGACGGACTTCGGGCCAAAATCCTTCTGCCACGTTGAAGAAGTAGTCCCACTGGATAGAATCGCAGTGTGGGCTATGTTCGGACAAAGGAATATCTTAGGAGTTCCTGTGAGTTGATGAGTGTTCTGAACCAGCAATTTGACTCTCGATGCCGCCAATTCACGATACTTGTCGCCTTGCCAAACCCCCATTCGCAATACCCTTTGCACGGAACGATGGTTCAGATAAACCGCTCCAACATAATCTGTGTAGTATCGGCGACGATATGGCTTGAATGTGGTGAAGTTTTTGTATTCATCGACAACAATACGGGGCCGCCATGCCTGTCGTGTTATGCGATCAATGTAATCCTGTCTCCGACGAATGATATCTTCGACCTGTGACTTGGTTATGCCGCGTTGTTTGCTGTTCGTGAGTATTGATTGAGGTTGAATGGTAGCGTTATTCGCTTTAGTATATGCTGTGCCGGGATTTGCTGCCAGAAGATTGATGATACCCGAAGCACCGGATGATGCCACACCAGTAAGCGTGACGCTACTCCCCAACGCATCAACATCGTCATAAATCGTGACAACATCACCAGAAGCAAAGCCCCAACGCCGATAATCTTCATTATTGACTGGTATTCGTATTGTGCTACTGGCCACACTTGTATCAGCCGCAAGCAAAGTCGGTTTCTGTTCAGGCAGTTGGAGGTATGCTTCGATATTAGCAACCGTAGTGTAAGCCAGATCGTCTGGATAGAGTGGCTGATTGGGTCTATGGCCCGGATTGAATACTCTTGGCATTACTCATCCACCCCTCTCCTTCTTTTGCTTTCGCCTCTGCCTAACCATATGGCTATGTCGAGGAATCTCAGAATTACGACGCCTATCGCAATTCCCCATAGTCCTCTGATTTCCGCTTGAGTCGGGGGAACTCTGAGGGCATATCTCATTAGTATCCCCCATTTCACCGCATACCCGACAGGCAACAGTGCCTTTGACGATATCTTCCCAGATCTTGTTGAAGTCCGTCATCTGCTGTGCGCCCCCAAATTGTAATCCATTGGCCCACCACACCCTGCACAGTGGGGAGTCCAACAGAAATGCAACAGACCACACGACATACAGCGCGTTCCAGTCCCTATGTTCTGTATATCATATCGCTGTTTGCCAGTCAATGGAATGTGAATAGTCTCAGCCTTACTTAAATTACGGCTACTGAACGGCGAATCGTCCTCGCCAATAGATGAGCCTTCGGGGTTGGCTATCTCAGCCATACGCACCTTACGGCGGCGTTCTATCTCGTGTGCTTCTTCAAAGCAAATGTCATCGAGTTGCAGACTCATAGGCAAGCCCCACTCAGGCTCGCCCACCCGTGACCGAGAGATACACTGACAGCGACGACAAATTAGTCGAATCTGCTACTGCATCGAGAGCCGCACCATCAGCCCCTGCTTCATATGCAAGCAGTTTCTTGTTAGTGCGGTCATAATTGAATACATAACCACCCGGACTCTCGATATGGACAGTTTCGATATTAGAGACATAAGTTGTGAGATCCAATGACTCCCCTGCTGCGAGCCATGAACTGTCTGGGGTAATTTTGAGTGCAACAGTCAGTCGGTTTCCAGTGACATTCGTGCGGCCGAGTTGAAGGACAGTCAGTGCCATATAGCAATCCCTCTCTGTTCAATCCTCTATAACCGTTCGGTTATTCATGAATAATGATGAGTCTGATTGAACCAGCCGAAAATGTGCTATTTGAGGTCGCAACCGTAAATCTCACCTGCCCACAGACAAGCCCATTCCACGATGCGGCCTCATCAATCGTCACGCCACCAGTAGTTGAATTAGCAGGGGCAGATACTGTGAAATGAACTCCACTTGTAGCCCCTCCATCGGCATTCATGTTGCCGCCTTCTGATGTTTGAAAGTTCAATGGTGTATTGCTTGCCGTTCTTACATCAAGCCCCGCTATTGTATCGCAGTAAGGGTATTCTGTTCCGCCCGTATCCTCGACATCCATTGTAATCTTGAGCGATCCGCCAGTTGCTGTATTGGAACCGCAAGTCACTCTTGAACAATCAAGCACTATCCGCCCGATTTTACCATTGAGGTCTAATGTCCCATTGAGGGAATTAGTGCCATCTGCGGACAGAGTTAGGATTCTGCGATTGATGCGAGTGCGACTTGCATAACGGCCTACGCCATCATCTATGTCGTTGTATGAGTCGGTCACTCAGAAGCCCCCGTGATAAACTCACGGGCCTTATCAGTCAATGATGCTTTGGTATCAGTATTTTGCACGGATATCCCTCGCTCTGAACACCAAGACATCATTTGCGCCCGTGTCATTGATTGGTCAAAACCGCCATCAAGGAGAACATCGCCTGAAGTGGCGACTGTTTCCTCGACTTCCTCGACTTCCTCGACTATCTCGCTAACTGCTGGCTCTGGCACGACAATCGCGGCAGGTTCAGGCTCTGGCTCAGGTTCAACCAGAACCGAAGCCATTGCTTGAGATGAAAGGTCATCGACCTCCCACATCTTTACGCCATTAGCGATTGCCGGGATTATCTGCTCCCTGATCCAATCGTCATCAATGTCATCGCGTTCCATACCACGCGAAAAGCCGACCATTACTCCATTCACCATAAACTCGGTGTAGGGTCTTGCGCCAATATACCGAAGCCTTAGAGCCATCTTGGCCTACCTCATCGGTATAGGAATGTGATCCTAACTGTGTCGCCATCCTGACCGCCGGAAGCCGGTGTCAGTTTGAGCAAAGTAGTCGTTGATACATTTCCTGCAACTGTGAAGGCGTTTCCTGCCGCGGTTGTGATGTTGTGTGCGCTTAGTATGCCTATGAGTTCTGCTCCGACAATTGCGTTAGTCGATAGTGCCAAGTCGTATGCGAGAGCCGCATCTCCGTCAGTCACTACTACATCAACGATACCGAGACTGATTGTCCCTGTCGCGCTGTTGCTTCCGATTGGGCTTTGTAGCCATGCTGTATCGTCCTCGCTTGTTCCGCCCCAAAGGCGACTGTCAAAGACTATTGTTCCATTTCCTGTCAGGTTTGTGTTTGCCATTTCTTATTCCTCCTTATTTTCCTCTCGATCCGAATATCAGGCACTCAAGTCCCTCACTTTGCCATGCGCTCCATAGAACAGTTGCCATAGTTCGCCCATTGTGTGGAACATACCCATCTGTCCGAGTCTGTTGATTCCGAAAGGATCTCCGGTTTCAATGCCCGACTCGTGGTATAGTGTAGGCTTGGCTGTCGAGAAGTATAGGTAATCAGAGTCGATGTAATACATTCGGGATAGTCCGCCGGATTCGGCATGGACATCCTTCGATGGAATTAGTGGGACGCCGTTGTAGGTAGCGACCACGAAGCCCGCCTCCATACCCGGAACACCCTTGACTCCATTCACGCCGGGAACGACGCGCTTCATCTCAGTGAATCTCTGCTGTGGCTGGAGTAGTTGCTGAACCTTCTCCAGTGTGTCGTAGCCAGTTAGGATGACCTTTGGCTGACCACCACGCTCCCAAACGCTTCGGAACATTCCGTCCATGACATTGAGGCTCAATGCTCTCTCTGTCCCAGTCGAACCTGCATCCACGTTGGAATCATACCACTGACGTGCTGAACCAGTGGAGCGGGTGATGTTGTATTGGTTGTGATCGGTTATTGCGCTGACATCTCCAAAGGAGGCTGTCTCAACGAAAGCCGATGAAAGACACCTGTCGAGGGATTCGTAGTTGTTCCCTGCGGGGGTATCGAGATCCTGCAAGAGCATGACGTTGATATGCTCGGCGTGGTGCTTTGCCATCTCCATCTTCATTACTGCTCTTGCATCTCCAAGTCCGTCGTCCTTGTCGGCGAGGAACATTGCTGTCTCGCTTAGGTCGAAGGTGTGAGCCACGGTCTTAGGCTTGGTGCTGACCTCTGCGAAGGTCGGCTTGGTCGATTCTGGTAGGGTTGCATTCTCAGCAACACCGCCACCCTTTGCCCTGTCAGGCTTGTCGGTGACGACCCTCCATCCAGACTTCTCCCACGGCTTCTTGGGGAGTATGCTAAATGCATTGAACTCCTGATTGAGTTGTGACCATACTTTGCGTCCAAAGATCGCTTGGTAGGTTCCTGTTGTGCTACTTACCAATGGCGAGTCAGCCTTTAGCAAGTCTGTTCCAGAGTAAGCCCATGCGTTCGCACCTGCGCCCGCACCGTAGTATAGCCTCTCCATGTCCTCTATTGTCCTGATGTATCCTCTTGATCCACTCATTTCTATTTCCTCCTGTTATCTCCATTTCCACGAAGCGATTAGCCTCGGTTTGCGACCTCCGGGTCGTCGCCCCTTAGAGCGCGGCGAGCCAACTCCTCTGTGGCTCTCCATCCATCAAGACCAGTCCCCATTGCGGCGAACTCGTCGTGGCTTGGAATGCGTATGTCACTTACTGCGGGTGATGCAGACTTCTGGATTTCAGCGGACTCAGTTTTGACACTGGCCAATTCAGCCTTTAGTGCCGCAATCTGACCGGAGTAATCGTTTGCCTTCTGGACTTCAAGTGCTTGAGCAGTCTCAGCGTCGTAGCGATTCTCCCAGTCTTGCTTGACAAGAGCCTTCAATGCGTCCTCATCGCGGATGGAAGCGTATGCACGGTAGCCACGCTCCAGTCCTTCTGGTGTGATTTCATCGGCCTTGATGACATTCTTGTTGCCCTTTGGCCCGTTGTAAGCCATATTGCCTACACCGGGTTGCTTGATGACATACTTGTTGCCACCGGGAGCCGATAGTGATGGGTATGTAGGCTCGGATGCGCTTTCGCCACTTCCAACCTCGTCGCCCATTCCACGGTGCGAGTAGCCACCACTGCCTTCTTGCAGGTATGCCTTCTCCAATCCGAAGTGTGCGCGAACAGCATCGAGATTAACTCCCTGCTCGTGTGCGAACTTCTCAAGAGTGTCGATGTAAGCAACCGCACCATCATCGTGCGACTTCTCGGTATCGGACTTCTCCTCAGTCTTTTCTTCGGACTTCTCCTCGGACTTCTCCTCAGTCTTTTCCTCGTTCTTGTCGAGTGCCTTTAGCACATCGGCCAGATTATCTCTTATTTCAGTCAATGCTTCGCTGTCTGTCATTTTGCTCACTTCTTCAGTTTCGTCCATCTTTAGGATTGTGTATCGCGCCTCTGGGTTGATGCCCTTCTTACAAAGGGTGATTTCATGCAACTCAAGGTCGGTGATCTCACGGTGGGTTCCTAATTCGGGAGTGGTTTTTGTGACGCGGAACAATGCCTGTCCGCCAATTGAAAAGGCGCGGAGTTCTCCGTCGCGCACCTGCTTTTGCACTTCTCGTGCTTTCTGAATGTCGCTGCGTATCTTGCATACGACGAATAGGCCCATGTCATCCACTTCGGATTTCCATACACGACCTTGTGAATCTGAATAGGAATCAACAACTTCACCCACTTGTATTCCACTGTGCGCGAGTTGCACGTTTCTATACGCCTTGTTATTCATGAAACTATTGAATGCCTTTTTCAATGCGGCTGAAGGGATCCTGTCTCCCTGCTTATCCACCATATCCACGCTTGCGTATCCGGCTACATACAAATCGCCATCTGCATCCTGCTTCAAGATGAAATCAGAACCGAAAGCAGACCAACTAATGGAGGGTTGGAGCATCTGTGCCGTAGCCATTGAACAGCACGTTTCAGTCCAATCCTATATGAATGACCTCATGATAGCCCTGTCAGTCATAACAACGCATCATCATCCCGAATAGCGGGTTCGACATCCTTCTCGTTTTCCTCAAACCCTTTCTCTTTACGCGGAAAGCGCACAATTGCACGATTTTCATTCACTTCAAGAATGGCATCGCCATCCTCAGTTTGAATACGAATCTGCATTGGTTTGAATAATTCAGTGGCATCCGCCTGTTCCTCTCCTTGTCGCGGATCGCCAAAAGTAGTATTCTCCTCATCAGTAATCTCCGTCGGGCCAGTGGGCATTGTGATATCTGCTTGCATTCCCGACCACGCTCCTCCATCGGGCGAAGCGCGATTCATACGCGGAAATGCAAACTTCTCGATTTCATCCGGCATTTCAACTACATCATCATCTATGGCCTCATTAACTGTCCATAGACCATCTTCAGTCTGTTCAAGGCCATATTCACCAGCAAAACGCTTCAGATGTTCAGCCCTCAAACCATCAACACTTGACAACAAATCTTCCTCAGTCAAAGCCTTATCATCATCAGTGATTGCTTTTCGCGCCCTTCTCATGATAGCGGATACAATATCGTCATCATCGCCTTCTCCTTCCGTGACAACCTCTGGGGCTTTGTCGAGCGATTTTCGCTTTACTGGTCGCTTTCTGGCAGACGGAATAGAATGGAGTGCCTTTGAACCACCCCCTACATCGCCCGATGTAAATGCACCAGTAGCACCTCCGGCAGCACCTTCTTTCATGAAAAGAGCCGCTACGGGACTCCATATCCCGAATTGAGTCTGTGCCTGTTTGACAAGATGGGGCAACCCCTCGTATCCCGAAACAAACATTCCTATCGCATCCATTTCTGTCTTAACCACCACTGGTTGATAGATTGAAGGATATTCCAATATGATCTCTGAGCCTCGTATGCTAAGTTCGGGTAATGGAGGGAGTGGGATTTGTTTGCTAATATCATCTTGCGCGTATAGTATCCATTTAGGATGAACCTCTTTGCCTTTCATGAATGTCGAATGGGCATCACGAATCAATAGGTTATCTCTATCGAAATTGGCTATTGTCTTGATTAGCCCTTCTTCGTCCGTGCTAACGCATGAAATGGGCGATGGAAAATGCACATTGTCTGTGCTTTGATACAATGTCCTCAAAACATCGACCCTATCTGATAGTGGTTCCATGTGCATATCCGTGTCCTTATGCACCAATAAATCAACAACTGTGAGGACATCTCCATCGACATAGCCGTCGATTATCATATCGCCCTTGATGCTATCTTTGAGTGATTTCTTCACTTTACTGGGCAGACTCATCGGTTCAATGCTTTTCCCAGATTTCTTGACGAGAACGTGCTTTCCTTTGGGCTTCTTTTGAACCACCCATTCTCCGCTAAAGCCCTTCAACCCATCAATATCATCAAGATCCCGTAGGATATGTCCCGGTTCAATGAGGGATTCAAACACCCCTGTTGGCTCATAATCATCATCGGATTTGTGTAAATCGAAAGATAAGGATGAGTATCCATACGGGTGATTGGACAGGGCGTTGATTTCCCGTTGCTTGTTAGTCACTTGCTTAGTCGCAAATGAAGGGTCTATCTTTGAATGGAAACCAGCATGAGGTGTTCTCTGGGCTATTGTGAATGGTTCATCTTTGACTGAGAATGATACATCATCTAAATCTCTATCCCACCTCCATGCGAGCGTAGCGGGCATATCATGACTCCATGCATCGGTATTGCCTGTATTGAATATAGGGGGGGCTATGGCTTCTGATGTGGGATGAACCGGGCCAAACTTGCCCGCTTCCGTCGTTAGACCGCCCTTACCACTCACCATCGGTATGTCGATGCTCTTAGGCGAAATCCCTTTCTTTCGCATCAAACGATAATTGGCGGCGGCGGCTAACTGAGCGCGATTGCCCGCAGCAACGGTGTTTTGGTTGATGTCCGTGCCATTCGATACCAAATGCTCAATTCCATGTTCTTTTCCAATCTTACTGGCCATTTCTCCGACAAGCCCCATCAGTGCTTCATCAGTGTTCAAGTAGTGGCGGTTGTGAAGATCGTGATATTCTTGTTGTGAATTAGGGTGGTTCTCGCGCAAACGGCCGCTTCGCGGAGTCCCCATTTCCGAAATTGATGCGATATTACGCCCCAATTTACTCATCTGCAAAGCATCCGCAGGGATATTCATCATACCTTCTTGGGGATTCGATGGATGATTTTGATGCCCATTGGCGACGTGCCGCCAGTTCGATTGCCGCCGTTCAAAGTCAAGATTTGTCGATGGTCTGGTAAGGGTCGATTCATAGCCGGAATTAGAATTAGTGGCCGGAAAATGAGAACCACTGAGCATATGCGGCCCCTCTATCTCAACCCCGTCAGTTAGAAAACGACCTAACCAACCGTCATTGAATATCTTGGGATAGGATTGTGATAACAAAGAATACAATGATTCGCTATCTCTGCCGACACCACCCCATGCCTGAAATGGCTCCCACCAATGGTGATTATGCCCTTTTTCACCCTCAACATATGGTGATGTAATCGAGTTATCTCCTGATGAAGTGGGGCCGTGTTGGTCGCTCGGCCGCATCCACCATGCCTTCATCGGAGTGAATCTATCTCTCCAACTACGCAATGCCCTATCCCATGTAATGCCTGTTTTTCGCTGAATATCATTCATCGCCTTTCTCGCATTGGGAGAATCGGCCTTTTCCGATGAGGCCATCGTCCCAATGATGTCGAAAAACGCATCCCTTTGCTCCTCTGTATTCCATTCCAAACCAAACAAATAGGGCAATAAACCGAATCTATGAGTTAATTCATCGGTTTTAGCAGCCTCCCATTCATCGTCATCGCCATATCCGCTTTGCTCCCTGCCTCGCTTATACAGATCGAGCATTGATTCGGTAGGCTGCCCGTAAAGCGAAGTCTCATCATGATGCAACTTATTCTGCCGCTCGGCGTCCCGGTGCTGTTCAGCAGCCTCTCCAATGAAATCGAATAGGAGCGGAATATACTCTGGTTCTCCATGAGCCGCTCCATGAAGAAGTGGGCAGCAATTAGAAGCCATCCCAAACGGATGATGCTCGCCAAAGCGATTACTCCCATCGGCCATCGGCCAATCGTTAGAATATGATGTGGAAATCCTGCTATGTCCTGCAAGGTATGATTGGAAATCTTGAGGGATAACCATCTCCGAAGGAGGGATAGGCTCGTTCAAGTCCCTCATTGAATATGGCGCAACGCCAGAAGCAGAGGCCAATGCGGCCATGTCAGCCTTAGTGAATGGCTGGCCATTCAGCGAATCGAGATACCTAACGACAGGGGGTTCAAGCCCAATTATGCATGATAGGACGACATCCGTGCGGTTTCTTGGGAGATCTTCAGCCATATTCCCACCTCATAGGCGGGTATAGACTTCTTCGACCAACCCCGCAATTTCCTCAACAATGCCTAATTGACCGCCCGCTTTCATTACCCTCAATTCAGCCAATGATTCCTCAATGGGGGCGCGATTATCATCAAGAACGCCATTGCTTCCATCATTCATGTGCATATGAAGCGAAGAACCCTTTGCATCATACCCAGTTTGGGATACTTTGGGCATCTTAGCAACTTCACTAATAGGTTTGAGAGCGTTGCCCTCTCCTATGTGGGGGAGTCGTTGATTGGTAGTGTATCCTGCCGCTCTAATCTCTGTTTGCCCTGAAATCTCCATGAATTGAGGCACTTGGTTATCCACAGAATGCTCCTGCTCATACTTCGCAATGATGCCGCGTTCTCTTAGGAACTCGCTTGTTGCATCGGACTTGAGTTTATTCTTATTCCCCTTCGGACTGGGCAACTTCGGTTTGGGGCCATCTCCTCGGTCTGATTTGTAGCAGTTCTTACAGGTCTTACCTGCTTTGTGCATACAATTAGTATTCTTCTCAACAGCCTTCAGTAAGCCTCTGCTGATAGCGAGAAGCCTCCCTTCAGGGGTTTCCGTCAGAGGGTCAGAGAACTTCATCGTCATCCTCTCATCTCCCTTTCAGCATCTTCCCACTCCTGCAACTCATCGAAGCGTGATTTAGCGATTATATCTCCACTGCCTGAAAACGGCCCTGTGCCGCCTACATCGGCATCGCGGTTGAGTGGATCGAATGTTTCATCAGCATGAGGGGTGACGAACTTCATCCAGCCCTGCTTTTGCATCATTATCTGTGGATCCTCAACGGCCTTTGTCAATCTGAGGTTCTCCGCTTCAAGTTGCTCAACCCGCCCTTTGACGGTTTTGAGTTCTGCAAGCACTTCTTTCACAAGTTCCATCGCTTGTTGAGTATCGTCAGTCATTACACCCCACCACCCATTAGCGTCGAAAGTTGCCCCTCTGCTTGATTCTTTTCTATTCCTGCTTGCACCTTACGGAATAATTCGGCTACTATCCCCAACTCGGTGTGCTTAATCTGCTTGAGTGTCCCCTCCAAACTGTGCAATGCCTGAGAAGCCATAGCAAGGTCGCCCGCATCCGCGTCACGAGATACTGAAAGCAATTCTTCTGCTGATGCCATCGTCATTATGGATGCATCCATGATTCCTTCGATTTCACCGGCTATTGCCAGTAAAGGAGCCATACCTGCACCCTGCATACCATTGGGGCCGGGGGTATTCATTGGCATCTGCTGTTGCATTGATGCCATAGCCGGATCTGGTGGCATTGGTTGAGCGGGGCTTGGTTGTGGTGGCCCCGCCATAGGTGCTTGTTTGCGAATGGGGCCGCCATTATCGACACGCAACGCTCTCATTCGCTCAGAAATCGAACCTCTTGTTGAATACGACACTAAACCACCCTCAATACACTTCATGAGGACGGAATACATTGCTCGTCCGTCCGGCGCGAACTACTCCGAGTGCGATTGCATTGTCATTGGCGTTAATGTCGCTCTCGGTGTTATCATACTTCATTATGATTCCAGTTTGCGAATCTGTTGGACTTTGATTACCAGCCTTGACTAAATTGTCATGCAACCCTAAATCGTCAAACATCATAGAGATGGCGTTTCGCGCAACCTCCAGATTCTTTTCAATATCATCGCGGTTATTCAGCAGGGTAGCCTTCTCAACGGCCTCAAGACAAGCAATTGCTCGCCTCGCCATTGGATTCATCTTGACCAGTATATCAAAGCCATCGCTCATTGTAATCGTTCCCCCCTGTAAGTCAATCGTTCATTAGCCTTTACCTCGACCCCTCGACTCCCGCATTCCTTAGTTTCGCTTTCACAGATGCTTCAGCGGCGGTTTCTTTGGGTTTTCCTATATCCGAAACTCGGCCTTTGGTATTCCCAAGCGAAGGGCCGCCCTCTCTCCTCTTGATGTGGTCTGGAGATCTGCCTCTCCCTGTGCGTGAGAATCGTTGATGACGCTTATGACGGGTGCGTATGGGCTTCAATTCAGTTCCTTGAGTGGGTGAAAGTGCCGACATCACTACGCTCTCTCCGTGGATATCATCGAGCAGACCCCGCTTCACCACACTCCACGCTTGGTCGAATGCTGTCATCTATTCACCCCTGCAATCTTCACACATACCGCCAAACTCATCGAGAGTGGCGACATCTTCCTCAGTCTTACATTTCGGGCAATCTGCTGTTTCTCGCCATCCTGTGTAGCAAGCACACGGCCATTGATTATGGGGTTTAATCTCTTTTCCACAGGTCGGACATGGTTCATCAGATTTCTGAACGGGAGCCGCCGGAGGTGCGCCTCCACCTCCACCCTTAGCCGCCTCTGCGGCCATCTGCTCTTGCTTCGCCGCCTCCACTTCTTCCTCAGTTGGTTCCCTGAAGTCGAATGTGAGATACTTATCGTCTATCTGATCGCGCAGTTTCGCCTCATAACCAGACTGCTTCATCTGCATCATGTTGCGGATAGCCATCTCATCGCGGCGTAGTTGCATGATTTCATCCTCCTCCTCATGAGGAGTCAATGTGATTTCCCATTCAGTTATGCCGAATGCGTCCAGTAATTGAGGGAATGCAAGCCTGTTATACACTGATTGAGAGTATGAAATCGACCTATTACTGACTACAATCTGCATACCCTCATTATTCAAGCCGCCGCCTGAAACATCATTCATGAACACGTTAGATACACCATAGAATGCCGATATACGCTGACGAATGTCGTCTTTGATAGGGATATATTGGAGTTCCTCAAGCGTATCCATCATACGGACATACTCAAGCCCACCTCGACCAGACTCGGTTTCGACACCGATAGTCGGGATGTAGTTAGGGTCACGCTCAAGATGCTCCTGAATGTTCCTCGCTGTCCTCTCAACTGTTTCCATATTGGATGATTTGATTACCATGACTCCACGAGGCATTCTGCGCTTCTGATATGCAGAATAGACATAGTTATCCATAGCGATGAGTGTATTCACTTGCCGCCACATGGTAGCGACAGGACTACGCCCATACAGTTTCGATGGCGACCACTTACTAATGTGGATAATTTCACCTTCAGTATAGACTTGCCCATTACCTACGCCCGCGAGATTGATGTAATGGATAGGGACGACAGGCATCCCTGAAATCGGGCAAGCCTTCGTGGGGTCACTTGTTCTGTAAGAACGGTCTATGAGGCTCGTATATTGGGTTCCGCCTCTTATTCCCCGCTTATCAGACATAATACGCATGAATATAGGGTCTGCTCTCGATACCTCCCTGATTCTGAAGAACATCGGTTTCTTGGAATCGGGATCAACGAAGTATTCCTTCGTCAATACGAGATACGCATCATCGACTATGTTCAAATCCATCTCCACTTCTCTGAGGATATCTATGAAAGTCTGAGTCATTCGGTTATTGTTGTTCAATACTCCTTCGGCATACTCTATCTGGCCACGATCTGCCTTCCTCACCTCGCCACCACATGATTTGCATTCATCGACCTGTTGCTGGTATTCCTGTTCGCACCCCTTACACCTTACTACAAACTTCGCCTTCCAATCCCATCCCTTTCGGAATGTTTCAACAGATAAATGCTGAAGAATCGAGCGTAAAACCATGCACTCATAGGCAGCAGCATAAAGAGCAGGAATGGTAATCCCTTGAAGCAAAGGAGGCTCTTGGACACCAGCAGTGAATAGAGGCATAGAAGGGATAGGAGTGCTATGACGCTCCATATCCATTCCAATGGCTGAGAATAGCCGTTCCATTCTCTTTTCATCAACTGCCAACAGCCATCACCTCCTCTCGTATGTTTTCCAAGTCATCGGTTGAGATATTGTGTTTTCGTAGTATTCGGCTCCTATCTTCCGGTTTAGAGGAGTCATATGCTACAATAATGAGTGCATTTTCATCACCCTGCAACGCTTTCAGCATCCTTGTGGCATCGGGCGAATTGCCATTAAGATGAGGCATAGATACTTCCAATGCCTTCAAAACTGCTTGTTCTCCCTCAAAGATAAGATTCATCCCTTGAGTTTTGATGTTCTCAACTCCCATTTCTCGCTTAAGAGCCGAAGCATACCATGATGCAGTAGGGGCTGCAAATCTTACTTCAAGTCGAGGATAGAAACGTGCGTCCATCTTGAATATACTGTTGTTTTCTATCAATCCGGCTATGAAACGATCTGCATCTTTGAGCAATACCTCACGCCTTCTCACGTCATAGAATAGCCCACGGCCTACTGATTTGCTAAATTGGCCTACTGATATGATATCGTATAGGAAACCATGTGATTTGATGAGTGATGATATCTCGGCAGGACTGGCTTGAACGCCATATGATTTTAGTGTCTGGGCGTTCAAAGCACCTCTTTGGTCGAGAATGACTTTGCATTTGAGCAGTATATTCCGTTCTCTATTAGACAAGCGTTCAGATTTGTCAATAGTAGTGCGCCACAAACTCTCTGCATCTGCCTTACCCCCGTCATCCGAAGAAGTCCAACACTTGACGAATCTCCTAAACGGCAAATCCAACCGCTCTGCATTCTTATTCAATGCGTCGTAATCCTTATCTGTCATCGGCAAATCATTCACCAAAGAAGGAGAGACACCGACAAAGTGCGCGAGTATCGCCTCTTTTTCCAGTCTAAGCAGGGGCTGAATAGCATCCAAAGTCACTAAATCATTGGCTTTGACTAAAATCTCCGTCAATTCGCTCCCTGTGACTCCGAAGTTTTCAATGAACCATGAACGCTGGAATGGAGGTAATGGGGCTTCTGGGGGCAGAGTCGTGCCTTCTTGATCCGTCGGGGGGCCACTTCCTTCCATATCCATCCCCTCTATATCTGCATCTTGACGAGTATCAACTGGCTTTTGGGCGGCGTTTCGCTGCTTTTCTTGCGCTGCTGTAAGCCGCTCTTGGGCCATCCTTGTTTCGTCGGCGGCCAATTGCTCCTCCTCATTCAGTTTATACAGCGAGTCAGCGAGGCTTTCAATGCCTTGCATTGGTATGAGGTAATCTCTATGCATCTGACCACCCTAATCGCTTTTGCCAGACCGCACCGTCGAGGATAACTATATTCTCTCGATACTCCTTCGTGGCTTGCACAGCAAGTGCGAGCGCGATTACCATATCATCGTGCGCTCCGAGGCTTTCCATCTTACCATTATCGAGCATCGTGAAGTAAGATAATTCAGACATAAGGGCCGTCATATGACGCTTCGTGGAACCTTCATCCAAGAACGGAATAGCGAGATGTTTCTGTTCAAAATGAAGTTGAAGCGAATGAATCAATGCTTCCTTCTTCATACGATTCATATTGAATGGCTTAATGGGCAAATCACTGATTTCTCTCAATACTTGATTGAATGCCATAGCAAAGTTGTTAGTTTCCAATTCGATTATAACGGGGTTGAATCGGGCATTGAGTTCGATTATCTTGTCTATCTGTGAATTGAAATCCATCCCTTTCTCATGATGGACATGAACGATGCGTTTGTGCCGATTCTCGTCCATCGCTATAACCATCATGCAAGTATAGTCCGCCCTTCTATCTGCGCTTATTGCAGGATCCCAACCAACGTAATAATTCAATGATTCATCTGAAACAGGATAATAGGACAGTGCCATCGAATCGTCCTTTGCCAATTCAAGCATCTCCTCTGGGAATAGACTGGATTCACTGGCTATGGGTTTGCACAGATATTCACGAGTAAATGCAATGGAGGTCATTTCGCCCCTTCTCACGTTCAATGCGTCCAAGTTCCATCTTTCAGGCCATAAGCAATCACCTGTTTCTTCGTTAATTGCAGGATACTCATTGACGCAATACCCATTCAAACCCCTCAATTCGGAATAGAGATCTGTAAATGAGAACGGAGTCCCCACTACACATAACTGGGCAGAGTGGTGAAGAACGGGTAGCAGTGCGGTGTAAAACCACGTCGATATCGACTTGAGTTGAGTATCGGCTTCACTGGACAGTATATCGTCAAGCACCACTATGTCAGGGTGCGCCCCACGAACCGCTTTGCCGATAGACATAGCGCGGATGGAGGACTTGTTGGTGAATCGGAATAATTGTTTAGCCCAACCACGAGCAGGTTTGAGATGAGCCAACGCGGGTGTTGTCATAATCAACTCATCCATCTTGCCCATATGGTCTATGGACTGATGTTGGCTGTGACTGAAGAATAGAACCTCTGTTCCGGGGTTATACGCCATCTTCCATAGGATATAGACTCTGAAGAATACTGATTTGCCGTGGTCACGGCTGGCTATGATACAGATTTTGTTATTCGACTCGGAATTGTCGAACCACTCTTTGTGAAAAGGCGTCAATTGAAAGCCACATATGTCCTCAAAGAAGAATCGAAAATCGCGCTTCCCCATGTCGAAATCGACTTTACTGGTTAGTTGAAGGACGCCCTCACTCATTCCGCCACCCCGTAGGTAGCAGACTCATATTATCCTGTATCCCCATATCCTCATCCAGAAGCATATTGGACGGCAATAACGACAAATTATCGCCCTGATTCATATCAAATCCATTCTGTCTGAGTTTCTGCAACGGCGTTTCCTCCTTCATGATTATTGGGTCTGAGGGTGTAAATGCTCTTTCGGGCGGTTTCTGCTCATTGATAGCAAGAACACTATTGAAATCAGTGAATGGATTAGCGTGAGGGTTCTTCACAACAGTCCATGCATCATCCACAGCCATTGATTCGCTTGCGATCTTCTCGCCCGTTTTTCGATCTAATGCATAGGTTCCGGGCATTGGATAATAGACGCCCGTTCCTACGGGTTTCCGGTTTCGGGTTTCACTCTCCACGGCTCTCCGTCGCTTATCCATCTCCTTCAGCCCTGCTTCTCCTAATACCCGTTCTCCATCGCGCATTTCGGTCATACCTCTTGTTGAATGATCCTGTATATGTTTCGCTTTTCTTTTAGCGGGATGAATCCAATTCCCGCTTGTTGCAGGGCCGATTTTCTTTGTGGGTAATTGGGGTGTGCCACTTGGAAGATTCACAGGGCTGCCCCACTGATTAGTCACACCAGCAGTCCTCATAACATCCTCAACTGGCCATGCCTCCTTTGGTTCTGCTTCGTTGAACACCTCCACACCTCTGCCGGATTTACTCATACGAGCATACCAACCAGTCCGTTTGCCCATTTTGACAGGATTGCCTTGAACATCCATCAAAGGGACTTTCTCTGCGTGTTGTAATGCCTCCATTGGCGAATCAGTGAGACTCGTCTGGGCTTGTCTCAGACCTCCTTCGTGCTTATGGCCAGTCAATTTGTCTTGCGACGTTGGGAATTGAAAGCCCGTTTGCTCTGTCGGTCTGGGCTGACCTGCAACTTCTTCGGCAAAATCATCTAATTCCGATTCATTCGTAGGGGTCGCATCATCATCAAGTGGCTCCGGCTCAGATTCGGGCAGGGTTTCAGTCGTATCAACAATATCACCCGGCTCTGGAGCCGTTGCGCCTTCAGGCGGTTTTGGAGGCTTACTGATTTGTTCTGTTATACGCTCTGATGGAGGGGTTGATTCGCCCGTTTCCACCGGAGGCTCACTAATTTGTTCGGCCTCTTTTGGCACGACTATCTCATCAACATCCGGCACTACGACACCTTCGGGTGGATCCGGTGCGAGAATCTGTAATGCTTGTTCCACGCCCATTGGAGGGTCGTCTGGGGAGTCGTCTGGGGAGTCGTCCTCTGTTATTTGTGCCGATTCTGGGTAAAGCGCATCGTTGTGCAAGGCGGCCCGATACTCATCCATAGTAGGGAGGCCGGGGGCTTTCTCTCTCCATAATTGCTGGAGTGCATTGGCATATACTCTGTTGTGTGCGTCCTGCGCGACTCTCTGCGTGTTGTAATGCTGCCTTGCGGCCTTGAAATCATCGAAAAATCCCTTTTCGACATCATACACAGCCTCCCACGCGGCTTCAAATAAGTCATCGGTAGGCATTGCGAATGGCCTCCGTGGTTCCTCGCTCACGGGCCTCCATTCTGGCTTTCTGGAGATTCCAGTAATCGTCCAAGAACTCCGTTCCGTCAGCACGAATCATATTGGCATTTGTTTGCCCACCAGCCCCTGCGGCCAGATTTGCTAATTGTTTGTGTCCCTTACGGCGTTGATACGCACCATACATTGCAGGTAATCCGAACCCCGCTATGTTGGCCAACAACCCCCCGTGACCCGTTTCGGTTAGTTTCTGAGCGTTAGCCACCTGTTGCCTTCCAGCCATATTCTGAGTCGCTGTCGGTTTGGCCGGTGTAGCGGGTTTGGCCGCTGGTGTAGTAGGTGTGGGTGTAGCATTGGTATTAGGGTCGGGCGAATTGACTGGCTGACCAGTGGTATCATCCAATCCATCTGCATTCTTATCTGTTGTAGTGTGAGTAGTTTGAGTGGTATCCACAGAACCATCGGGTGCGAGCGTCTGCTTCACCTCTGTGTTCATAGTTCGCTCCTGAGTATCATCGGCTGTAAGTTGCCCATCATTATTGGTGTCTTGCTGTGGCCCTCCAACGGGTTGATTCACAGGGGCAGTTGCGGCCGGTGTGGGTGGTGCGGCTACCCGTGATGGGTCTATGGCTGCAAGATTCGCCGCCTGTGAAGGAGTGTTAGGGAGTGGTGCGCCTTCGGCTGGCAAACCGGGATGCCGCGCCCTTTGACCCTGCTCCGCGAGCGGGTCTAACTTGTCTCGCACCGCTCCCACTACGTTCCTCGCCGCACCAGTAGCGAGATTCTTGCCATATTCCATAAGACCAGAACCGCCTCTAAGTTGAGGGATATACGCTTTCTGAGTCATATCGCCCTTCTCAAACAGCCGTGCGGCTAAAATCATATCATCCATGTAAAGACACCTTCACTAATTGCACTGAGTCATGCGGAACGCCGAATGTTTTGGCGATATTCCGCCAGTCACCACGAGTGTGGTATATCGCAATAACCGCACTTGATGGTTTCTGAATCTGACTTGAGAGTATAGCCACGTCATATGGGGACTCGACCTCCATCTTCTTGATTGGTAATTTGTCCTCTATAACCGCCTTTGCGAGTTCCATTTGCACATCTTCGATGTATTCCTCGATCACAGGGCGATATTCGTCCGAACGGTGAAAAATGTCCGATGCGGAGAGGCGGCCTAACAGTTCTGCCAGCCTTGACATTCTTGTTTGTTCCCCCTTCCCCCGCGGTATAACGGAACGAGCAGAGGCAGGGGGGCTATTTGATGTTATACCGAATAATCGTTCTTGAGATGGAGTAGTCATCTGACGCGGATCGGGCGGCAAAGGGGCCGAAACAGGGGCAGGAGGCGCGGAAACAGGGGCAGGAGGAGCATAAACGGAGGTCGGAGGCGCAGAAACGGGCGGTTGAGCAATAGTCGGAGGGGGTGCAGTGGGTTGTGCGGCTGGTTGTTGCGGTATATGCTCAAAATGTTGCCCCTGATACCACTGAGGTGCAACTCCATCTCTCATCTCGTGATGGTATATCGAAGCGAGAATGCGCTCACGCACATTCCTACCGGGCATCGTGCCTCCATTGGCCTTCGTCGGCCTTGCTCTGTCAAAGACCATCTTCACCTCCTCTGGCGTCCATCCATGATGTTGTTGCAGAGCCTGTGAAATCCCTCCGTTGAGTTTTGGGTTTGAGTATTCCCTCTGCCCCCCGACGGCCCCCTTCGGGGCAGTAAGCCACTGCCAGAAGTTGCTTTCTCGCATATTGGGGTGGATTATACTGCCATCCGGCCCTGTAATCTGATCTTCCACGCCTTCGGGTGGTGTTTCTCTAATCATCTGCGCCTCCCCTGCCTTACGGCCATTCCGACCATGAGTCGAAGAAGGATCGTGTTGGCTTTGATGCGTGTAATGGTATATCAGAGGGTCATCAAGGACTCCTTGCTTGATTTGCTCATGGGTGTATCCTTGTTCTTGAAAGCCCTTAACCATCTCACCAACTCTCGATAGCATATTCCGGTCATTTATGCTTATGAGGTTCCGATGGACATAATGGGCTGGAATCAACCACCGCCGTTGCCCCAATTCTTTTCCGGTTTTCTTATTCCATTTCTTCTCGATATAACCCAACTGTTTCGCAGCGGGTTCATACCATCGTGAATATCCTTCGATATTTCCGTGACTATATCCGCTCACCAGATGAGTGACTACTTGTCCAGTTTCGGGGTCGAATGGGTTGAAAGATGTATCACTGCGCCCGCGGCCTCTAATGCCAGTTTGTTTTGCGAGAGATGAAACTACTGTTTGTTGATATGCGGGATCTAAAGAGCCATCGGCCCTGAATGGCACAGGGGCGGGATTGAACTTGTCTTGGTTCAACCGATTCTGCTCCTGTGCCGCATGATTAACCATTGGCCGCCCAATCATCAATGCCTCTTGAACGGCCTGTTCGTATCCCTGCGTTCCCGGCCCACTATGGATTATCTTAGCATAATGTTCTGCGAGATGCCCAGTTCTGATGGCCATTTCGACGGCATCTGCCTCATACGGATTCATCTCCTGCCCTTCAAAATCCTGCATTGGATGATGAAGGCCGGGGGTTATCTGTGCCAATGCTTCAGCAGTGGCTGGCCCCTGTATGCCAAGAATAGCCGCGATGAGGTTGTCTATATCAGCCACTACAACAGATTTTGAGATACTAAAGTGATCCATATCGAGGAACCATGTCATCCAATCACCTCTTACTGGCTAACCCTGCGTGTATAGCGAGTGATGTATCATCAAAGAGATATGCGGCTTTCATCTCCTCATTCAAGGTGCAAGGGCCAATAGGAGCAGATGCTCTGTCCTCACTGGCTTGACCCCCTCGCTTTGCCTCCCATTCTAACTCTGGAGATGATTTTGTAAGTTTCTCGATTAACTTCAGCATTCTCTCGACCTTATTCTTGAAAGCGATAAGTTCGGTGCGCGTCAATCCGTGCTTTTTCTTGGATATAACCTCCGATTTAACAGTCAAGTAATCAGAAGTCCCTAATGGGTCGCCTATTGCATCAGCAGTCATACGGTCAGCGGAGGCTCCTGCTCTCATGCTCGTCCCGACCTTTACAGAGGAGGGGAGTTTTGCGCTTCTGCCCTTTCTGCCCCCTATTACACTCCCTCTCGTAGCCCCCTGATGGACGCCAGCCTCAGATGACCTGTGGTGAGTCATCCCTCGCGGCATAGCCCCTTCGCTTCTCCTATCTCGCTCATTGGCCAGTTTGCGTTGCCATGCAACAGGATCTCTGATTCTAAGAGGAATCCCCTCAGACATCGTGGAACCACGCATTCTCAACGGAATGCTATGGACGTTGGGGTGGAACGATTGTCGTCGTGCAGAAGCGAGGAGTTGCCGTCGTGCAGATGCGGCTCGACGCTTAGATTTTGACTTGATTTCTCGTCCTCCACTTGACTGGTGTTTTCCACCGGCTTTCTTCCCCTTCTTTCCTTTTCGTCGTCGTTCCCGTTTTTTCTTCGCTTTGGATTTTCGCTCATCGTCCTCACTATCCTCGTCCCCTTGATACCGTCTGCCTTTGTATTTCCTCCGGCCTTTCAGTATATCAGAGAATACAACATCATAACTTGTGCGAACCATCATGCGCCCACGAGAAGGATGACCATAACTAACGTGCGGAGTGCCGCTGCGAACCGTGCCGACATTGGCCCCTGCCGCTAAGGATAGGCCATTGGCCCCCAAATCCACACCCAGACCCGATTCAAGCAATTTATTCTCAGATTCCATCATAGGGCTTCTATCTGTGGCACTATCCATATCTTCTGGGCGGATGCTAATGTGTCTAAGCCCCGGTATCAATTCTCTCAATGCTTTATCTCGTCGCAGTTTGGGGTTTCGCTGATCGGTGCTTTCGCCATCTTCAGGCGTTTGACGAGTATGGTGAGAAAGCCCGTCGGCATTTTCATTCGGATTGACATCTAAATCACCATAATTACCCATCTCACGGGGATTGAACCCCCCAGTCATCTCCTGCGTCCTCGGCCTCCATATGTTGCCAATATCACGGGGATTGCCGCTTATCTTACGGATTTTCATGCTCATTTGAGCCACTCTCC